ATATACGTCTCCACATTGGGCGATTATCTGACATTTCTACTGGAAGCTCCTCTAATAATGGTGCTTCTAATTCACTTTTTAACTTTGCGATTTCACTCATCAAACTTTCTTGAGCTGCTTCTAGTTTTGCCAATCTGTCATCTTCAACAACTGGTGCAACTTCTTCTACAACCGCAGTCGGTGTTACGATTTCTTCGACTGGCACATCTGCCATTACTTCAGGTGTTGCTGCTGCAACTTCCTCAATTACTTCTTCTTGTTCAGCTGTAACCTCTTTCTTTTCGATAACTACGCCATCTTTTACAACGTAGATAGTACCGTTAATTAAGTGTTCACCGTCAGGAAGTAAGATTTGTTCTTTCTCCATTTTTGATAGTTTAATTATTGATAAATTTATTAATGCTTCAATTGAGTATGCGTGTTTTTTATTTGCTTTGATTTCATTCTCCCAATAGCCCTTATCAGTTACTTGAGATAAAACAAACAGCGTTCCGAATGGTAAAGCGTTTTGGTCAAATCCATATTGAGTATATGCCTTATCATCTGCACTTTCTGAAATCCATGAATCTAAAACATACGAAGGAGCAACACCGCCCTTATGCGTGTCTTTAAATAAATCATCTTTCTCTAGTGTACCGTTTGATAATGCGATTTCGTGCATCTCTTTAATTGTCTCAGAAGAGAAGCGCATATTGTATCGACCTATCTCATCGTCCCTGAATATATCTTTGTCCGGTACAAGTAATGGAGCGCAAACTTGCATTAACTCATCCTTAGATAAGTAAGCGTTTAGAGTTGTTGCCATACGATCATCTAGTCTTGCTACAACTTGCGGCACGAAACCAACTCGCCTAACCTCGTCATCTTCGTAATCTTCAAAATAGATTTGACGTTTCCATACGTGGCGACATCCATAACTTCCTTTATAATCGAAGATTGAATAGTTACCAAACTCAGGATTAGATAAACCGTTTGTGATTTCTTCTTCTGTGTATAATCTACCTAGTGATAAAACCTCTGAACAGAATGAACGAGTCTTATCGTCATTTGGTCCTTTGTATTCATAACGAACAAGCCATTGACCACCGCCACCCTTCTTTTGAAAATCGTTGTAGCTTTCTGAGTCTTCAATGCCTAAATTAATCTCACGCTTTGAAAGATATTCTTCCTCCGTTACTTCAATCCAATGGCTAGGCTTTATAATTCCAACCGTTTTAAGGTATTCTAATATTTTAGATTGTACTAATTCATCAGCAACTATTCTTGGATCGTGTGCGTTTAAATATACACCAACCTCTTCAATCGCAGGATCGTTAACATAGGCTATATTCTTCCAACCGAAAGCTGGCATAGCACCCTCCCGAATTGGTTTTAACGTAACATAATAAGTCGCAATTTCTGACATACAACTATATATGTGAAAAAAACTTATTTGTTAGATTTTATGTAAGATAATTGATTAAATGCTAGGTATAAATTTTGGTCTAGCACATCGTTGAATTTTGTAATATCGAAATCAGCAAGCATATTTAAAACAACCATCCACTGGTTATCTCCTTGCTTTGCCCTTGTTTTCATTTCTAATTCAAATTCAGCTTTCTCCTCTTCGTTAAGTTCTTCAACTTTAACATCTGCATATGGATCGCTAAATAATTCATAGGAATTAAAAAAAGTTTCTCTGAATTTATTGTACTTTTTACAAGCTCCTAAAATTTGATTGATTGGTAATTCATCAATTAACTGACTTCGATAATCTACATTTACATTCTTATAGTCCTCCGTAACTACATCGTACATACCGCCACCACTTTCAGCAAGGTAAATAGTCGCAGCTATTTGTGAAATATTTTGTGTAAATCCTTTTGAAACGTAATCTTCTAAATTAATAAATTGTCTAAGCGTTAATGTGCTGAACGATTGTAACTTTAAAGTGACGTTATCAATGGTTATATTCTCTGAATGCCTATCTGATATTTTTACTTTTGTTTGTGCTATTGAATAGGCATTAACTAATTTATTAACCCTCCATTCTTGAACGTCTAACGGATCTAAATCATCAACAACCGAAACAAGGTGTATCATCTTATCAAATACACCCTCTAATGTTTCGGAGTTTATTTCTTTATACTGTCTTGTCAGCAGCATCAATAAGCATCTGTACGTGTTCAACGTATTGTTTAGACAAATCAAATATCACAGGGCTTGCAATATCAGCTGTTACAAAGTCACCAAATAGATTTGCTTTGTGGTCAATGTGAGCATCCGTATAATGTTCGGTCTTGGTCAACTGAGTATCTTTGTAAACAACTGCAAATGCTTTGTTTCCCCATGCGCCACCTTTTCTCGCTAGGTTTTCAATCTTAGCTATGTCCTGAGCTGATAGGTAAAGTTTACCATCTTCTAATTCACAAGTATATTCTCTACCATTCACTTCAAAGGTTGGTTGTATTTCATTCTTTACTTCAGTAATTTGAACGGATTGGATTGCCTCGCCAAATAGTTTTAAAGGAATCACCTCTACTAGTTCTTTACTGCCTAAAATAGCCAATACTTCTAACCATCTTTCTGTGTGGTCCTTATCTCCTTCCTTTTCTAGTATAGCACTAATCTTAGCTAGTTCATTAAGCGTAACCTCACTCCCAAGGTTACGCAGTTGGTATTCATTACCTTTTATTTTAAATACTTTCATTACGCTAAAGTAACTTTATTATTCATCATTTGCAATTCATTACCCTTATTTTGTATATCATGATAATCTACTACCATAACTTTGTCACGCTTTGAATTGCTTTGAGCGGTTTGTGCTTGTGAATTATTCAAGTTCATTTGTGGTGTTTGTGGTCCTTGTTGCATCCCACCCATTGAAGGCATAGCACCACCACCTCCACCGCTTGGAGCAGTTGCACCTCCACCACCTGAAGCACCACCGCCATATTTAGCACTTGCTATCTTTGCTATATTAGCCGCTGTTGTGGCAATAGCAAATGTTAACGAAGCAATACCAACTGGTGAAGGAACAGCACCAATTGCTAAAGGTGCTTGAGCTAAAGAAGCTGTAATTGCTTTATGACCATCAATAACAGCCATTGCTAAATTCATGGCTTTTTGAATGTTGAATTGTCTCTTTGCTCTTTCCTCTTTTGACTTTTCGTCTTGCTTGCCTAGACTGTTTGAAATTGCAAATATACCCTCAGATAATGCGACAACTGAATCTCTATATTGCTGTTCAATAGTTGCTTTTTGCTCTGCTGCTTTTGCTGCCTCTTCAACTTCTTTTGCTGCAATTTCTTGATTCTTTTTAGCCATTTCTTCAGCACCCGCAATGACAGCTTGTTTTTGTGTTTCGGCTAACTCGGCTTTCTTATCTGCGGCTTCTTTCTCTAGTGCCGCTTTCTCATCTAAATATTTTTTATCCAATGCTAACTCAGCTGCTAACTGTTGCTGCTTAAGTGCAAATGCTAACTTATCCTTTTCTGTTTGAAGTAGTTTCTCATTTGTTAAAGTGTCAGCAATTAAACGCTCATATTTTATTCTATTCTCTTCGTATTCTTTTAATTGTGCATCTTTTATCAATTCTGTTTCAGCGTCTTGAATAGCTCTTAACGCTGCCAATCTGTCGGCTTTCTCTTGCTTTCTTTGCGCTGCTCTTTTCTCTGCTGCTGCCTGATTATCTGCTGCTTTCTTTTCGTTTGCTGCGTTGTTATCCGCTACCTCAGTTGCATTGATAACTTGTATTTCTTGACTTGCTTCACGAATACCCGTCTTTAACTCGGTTATGGCTGCTCGAATCTCGTCTGACTTTTCCTTAGTTAATGTACCCGCAATTTTTAACGATTCCATTTTAAGACGTAAAGCTGCAATTTCTTCTCTTGACGTTTCAATGATAGCATACTGTTTTTGGCGCTCCATTTCAACAGTATTCTCTCCAGCTATTTGAGCCAATCTAATCTCATGATCGTAAGCATCTGTAACCTTTGCTCTTTTATCTGCGTGACTTTGTGCTATCTTTTCTTGAGCTTCTGCTTGTTTAGCTGCTGCATCTTCAGCCGCATACGAAGTTAAACCAATCCAATCTAAAAAGTCTTTTAGTTGTTGAATAACCCAACCAATCGCATCACCAACAGCTTTGAATATTGTCTTTAGTATTCCTAACTCATCCAATAAAGCTATGATTGCCCCTATAATAGCACCAACAACCGCAACAATAAGAAACAAAGGATTAGTTAAAATTGTTTTACCAATAGAAACGAAAGCACTACCCATTTGTTTTAACGAGCCTATCGCATCTTTAAATGTGATTGACTTAGACGTTTGAGCAAATAGTTTAGCACCATTCGTTACCCTGTCGAAGTCCATATCTCTTAACCCCGCTCCAATCTCACCTAATGAATTACTGACTTGTTCGTATTTTGATCCTGTTGCAAATACAGCTACTTGCTCATTCACTTCAGCCATTCTGTCCTTTAGTGCAGCGGCTTTTTGATTGAGTGCATCGAACTGAGCCGAGCCTAAGTCGGTTTGTTGAAGTTGTTGGATTGTTTCCCGTAGTTCAGCCTTTAAACTTTTAACTGGTCTATCGTCAACCTCTACATTTATTTTAATTGTGTTATCTGCCATGTTTTATATTATTATCCAATCTGTACTATCTGAAATAACTGTTATGCTTTGATTCGGTGTTAATGTTTGTGTTACAATACCATCAATTAAATTAGGGCTTGTCAAACTTATATTCCCAGCACTTGTATTTTTAACCGTATATCTTTTGCCGCCTTTAGTAATAAACAAAGTTGAATCTAAAAGTGTAATAGTTGTCGCTGCTGTATCTTCTATTACTATTTCATCTTCTAATTTCACCGTATAATTTCCACTCACAGCTCTAAGTGAAATACCTTCGCTAATTACACCACCTACATAAACACCACTTCGACTCGGAGTTGTTAAATCACCGATTACCTTTGTGCCATTTAGTCCAACAGGAACGTTATTAATTGATCCCATTATTTGAACGTCACTAGCCCGAACAGTATTAACATCACCTTGTATTTTAATGCGCTCACCTATTGCTAGGTTATACTTTCCATTGATTAAAATATCATTGCCTAATCTTATATTTGTGTCGCTGTCTACTGTATTAAAGTGTTTATTAACTACACCACTAAACGAAACAGTTGTACCTCCAAACGGTCTAAATGGTCGCTTGTATTTCAATCGTAACTTTTCATCTGCTGTAATCAAATCAACTTTAGTGATAGTTCGTTTACCGCTATTATAACCGTATATCTTTGAAACAAAAAACCATCCGTTATCCTTAATAAATATCTTCCAATCCAAGGTCTTTGATAGCTTCTGAAAATCTGCCTCAGTTAAGTTGAAATAACCAGTCAAGCGTTTACCCTCATTGATTGTAGTAAGCTCTTGTTGGTGATGTAAGTTGTATAAATAGTTAGTTGTTTGACCTTGCTGAAATGAATGAAATAATATATTAGGTGAATCGTAACAGATACTAAAGTTAGGAATCAAATCATTGTCAAACATTGACGTTTGATTGTAGTCAGTTACCTGAGCAACTAGATTTGGATTAGGTAGTAAATCGTCATAGAATGGATACTGTGAAACTGTGCCTACTCCGTTATGTAACAATACTCTAATGTTACAATCAGGATTAACACCATTGATTGAAGGTAAAGGAATGTTAATACCACTCCCTACACTCGGAGTTGGTGAGTACATTATCTCACGCTTATCCGTTCCGACTGTGTACTCGTTATCTAGTATCAACGTAGTTTGTCCATAAGTCTCAACAAATTCAGCTTGATAGGCTGCGTTTAAAGAATCCTTATCGTCCTTATATTTGTACTCCTGGCGTTGCTTTACATCGTTGTTTAGAAACGTGATTGAGTTAGGTTGTGACTCATCAAATTTATCAGTCCAATCCCATTCTAAGCCATCGTTATAATATTTATCTCTAGTCTTAATAATTATATTTGTTTCATTATCAGGATCAGGTGTAAATAGTAAATTATAGCTTTTTGATACAGCAGAAATTAGATCTCTTTGCTTTATCTTCTTTGGTATAAAAGCGTTCACATCTACATTTGTACCGTTAATTAATTCAGTAATATCAGGAATGGCTCTAAATTGTAGATTGGTAATATCAATATCAAATTCTAATCGTACTGGGAAGCCGCTTGAAGTATCTAAAAACCGAACTGGCAAACCACCCGACAAACTGTCAACACTTAACGAACTCATTAATGTATACTCTGGAGTGTTACCAACTTGAACACCTGTTGATGTGAAGTATCTACCAAATATTAAAGCGTGAACATCAAATTTTTCGTTTGCATCAAATATTCCAATGTTAGCAAACGAGGCATTGTTTCCACTTGCTAAAGGTTGATAACCCGCAGCGAATGAAGTTGTACCTGTACCAAATGATATAGCTGTTTGACCAGCATCAATAAACGCAATTTTATTAACATTCGTTGTTGACTGAGCAACTAAACAAATTTTAATATCGCATCTATTCAAGCCACTCCCTAAACCACCAAACGCATTCCAACTCGCTCCACCTTGCGCTCGTACTTGAATATTATAATCATAGTTAGTTAAGATTTGAAAGTTTCGACCTTGACCGCTTAAGTTAGTCAGGTCATTATTTACTGTCGACCATTGACCTTGAGCATCTTCAAATATAGATGATAGGTCTATTTTAGAGTTAGCAGCGGCAGCGTAATTGTTTACACTTACAGCACTCAGATAATCCAACATCGGAAGCCATCCGATAGGATAAGTTGGATTGCTTGTATTATCTATAATGTAGTTAGCCGAAGCCATTTCACCACGTACAGAATAATTCTGTTTTAAGAAAGCTCCTATTGTATCATCTCCTTGTTTACCATTGAAAGGAATAATACGCTTATCCATTTGGATCGTATCTTCGTTATATTCATCGAATGTAAAAGTGTAGCCATTTGTAGCGAATATCTTTTTAAAGTATTCCCATTCGTATATTGCTGGCTTGAAATCTCTGAGCGTGTAGATATTGTCGCTCTTTGCATATTGAGGATAAGTATAACCACTTGTATTGGACCAACTAGCTATTATATTAGCTCGGTTAAAAACATGGCTTAATTCAGGGAATGATAACTCAGTTAATTCCTTATCTCCCATCTCATTAAAGAAATTACTAACTTCATCAAATACGTTTATCTTATACTTGACTAGCTTGTGATTAGTGCCTCGAACTCTATTAACTCTGATTATCTCTAGTAACTGAATAAAGCCCTCAAACACTTCAACACCGTTTTGTATAACAGATGCTATTGTTTTCTTGTTTCGGTTAAACGTATCATTGCTTAAATCAATATCGAATAGTGCGCCTAAAATAGTGGTATTGTTTTCCGTTCCATCTACCTCAAGTGATCGTGAAGCTCCACCCGTTCTAGCTCCTGATTTAGTTATTTCAGCGAATGATAAATCAATAGGGAAATCCGTTCCGATTGGTAAATCAATAAAGCCCGTTTCAAGTTGTATCCTAGTCATTATCCGTTAATTTCGTCTTGTACAGCCATCGTGAATACTAGGTTAACTTTTCTGTCTCTTGTTGTTCGTTTCAAGTGTAAAGGCATTGATGCGCTTGTTATCTTAATAGATTGGAAATCGCCACCATCAATACTTACAAATGCCTGAGGTGAAGATAGTAATTCTCGCATAAACTGACACTCATTTTGTGAAAGAATACCAGTATTAACTGTATAGCTTATTGTCTCTTCAACGTGATAAGTTTCGTCTCCTGTATCTGTTGTGTTATAAGTCCAACTTTCACCATCTAAGTTACCGTACTTCTTTCTAATATCATCTCGCTGTACAGCTTGGTTCATATAACTACCTTTGTAAAATGGAATAGTTATCCATGATCCTAAACGATCTAAAAAGCAAATATCGTACTTTGTATGTTGGTCACATTCTGAATAAAGATTGATTGTTTTCTCTTCTGACTTTAAAGTATCATCATCCTCTCTGATTTGTACCGTATAGCTTGTTACATTAGTTAAATCAATCGTTCCTACAAATGGAATCCAAGTACCTGAAAATTCTTCTGTGATTATAGAATCACTTGGAAGCGCATCGAATATAACTACATTATCACCCATTGATGTTAATGGGTATCTATAAAGCGTTCCATTGATGTTAAACACCACGTTATGTGTTGCTGCACTATCCAAGTAACAACTAAGCCAAGTTGACTTTTGGCGACTTATTCTAACATCATAATTCTTGTTAAAAATAGTTGTTAAAAATTGCTTAGAATCACTATCACAAATATAATCAGTATGGTCATATCCTTTGAATCTATAAAAACCAAACGCTCCCTTGTATGCTTTTTTAACGCTTGTAGTAATTCCGCTTACAGTTGTTTTCTGTCCATCGGCAAATGAAGAAACTCCAGCACTAACTCCACCCGATCCAATCCATCCTAAATCTAAAACTGTATAGTAAACACCAGCAGAAAGAAACACATCTAAAACCGTATGTATGCCATCTAACTCAGGTCGAAAATTTGCTCCTGGAGTTTGAGCAACTAGAATAACATCACCAGGTGAATAAACAGGAGCTGTTGCCTGAGCTAACATTGTTCGACTAAATCCGTTTGGATTGATTGAAGGTGTGCCGAAGTCAGGCCATGTAGCTGCACCAGCGAAACCGTAATCTGTGAAAGCTAAATTTACATAGTAACTCTCATCTACTGTAACTGTATAACTTACTTGGTGACCATCTGCAATATAAGATGTTAATTGTCTAAAGTCATTGTACAATTGTGTTTGTACTAATTTAGCTATATCAATCTCACCATACAAAGTTGATGGAATAGGCTTGAGCTTATACGTTCCAATCACCTCCGAAGTTGTATCATTGGTTACGGTTATAATGTATCTAAATCCTAACTCATTACTCACTGTACTATCAAAATAAAAGTACATCGGATTGTACGAAGGTGTTAAAAATTGTGGTGTTGCTAGTGTTGTTACTGCCATTATCTAAAAGTTTGATCTATTTGGTATTCCATGCTTATCGCTGCTATCTTTTCTATTTGGTCCAGTACTTTCTCACGCTTCATAAATGCCTTAGTTAAATCACGTTTAACCTTTCCACCCTTCCATTTTTTACTGTAACCCTCATCAACATAGATATAATAGAAAGCTCTATTTCCATCAATCTCTAATTGTATGTCGTTGCTCATTACATCCCATTTCACTCTGACAACTCTAGTTACATTCTTCATCAAACCAGTATCAACAGCGTGCTGTCTGATTATCTCTTTCTTTATCTCAGTATTGAACACCCTCGTTGCTGTACCTATTCGCCTCCATACATCATTCTGAGTTGCCATATATCTTATATGTAGAAAAAATAAGTTTGTTAAACAAAAAATCTAGGTGCATCAGGACTGAATGTATTTGTCTGGAAGAAATACCTACAACTGTCAATTCCGTGATTGTAACTATCTATAGGTCTGTTAGTTGCGTTACCATCCCTATCAGTTGCCCAGGTGTATTTCCTAAACTCATTGATTAAATTTAGACTTCGTGACGTAACCCTCAAATCTAATTCTTGCATTCTGCTAACTCCGTACACAATCGAATCTGCTCCCTTCTTTGCGTCTTGCATTCTCCACCCTAAAGTTTGCAGCTCATCGTTGGATTTCATTTCAGCACTATCTCCCGTAATTGTTGTGTACCGGTCAACACCTAATTCAATCATCTTATTAGAAATAGCTTGATTAAGTAGCCCTGTTTGATATATCAATTCATCTAAATAATAAATATTATCAGCGTAGTAAATAGCCACTAATGCGGTCGGATCGTTTCTATATCCGTAATCTAGTCCATATCCAAGCAACTTGGCGTGTTCTGGAATCTTATCTACTTGCGACCAATTATTGAATACAACCCCCTGAAGGTTTCCAATCTCACCTAATCCGTACACTTGCCACCAATTCCACCAATACCCTCGCTGCCCTCTTGCATCTTCTTGTTCGGCTTTCATCTTCTTATACAACAAATCCTCCAAAGTTGGGCTTGGTATAGCTTCGTTGTCTAGGTAGGTAAGTTTTAAAAACTCGCTGTTAGGCTGCTGTAAAATTTCTGTATGCGCCCAAAATTCACTATCAGCATTGAAGTCTATCCATACTTCTTGAGATCGTATTATTAAAGCATCTGCAATAGGATAAGGAATGTGGTTACCTTCGTTTAAAAATAGTATATCTCGTTTACCAGCTGCCTTAGCTTTACCTACTGAATCGAATGATTTGAATTGTATCTTTGATTTATTTAGTGAAGTATAGACTAACTCGGTAGCGTTCCATTGTCCATCCATCCATCGACCTTCATCCATCATGAAGTTCTTGAATATATCGACACATCCTTCTTTAACTGCTGGGAGTGTTTCAGCTACAACCGTAACTTTTAAACGTGGTGTTGCTAGGCATTTATCGTAAATAATTGGAATTATTCCATAAGTTTTACCACTAGATGTAGCTCCCTGAATAACCTTTTTACGGGCTTTCATGTCAAGCATTTTTCTTAAAGATGTGGTAACTTCGAATGCCATTATAGATCTCTAATAATAATTAAAATCTTTTCTTTAATAGCTGTCATCTCATGCTCATCCCAAACTGACTCCCATTTTTGTTCATCAGTGAATCCGTTTAATACTGGCTTGGTCAAAGTAAGTAATGATTGAATAGAAGCTAGTTTATCAATCTTCAATCTAGTAGGCATAAATCTCACCTCTAGCTCTTCTTTAACTTCTGCAATCATTTCTCTATCGGTCATAAGTTGAATATTCGTGGCTCGCCTTTAACATCCAATTCTTTCTTATCAGCTAATCCGTTTAGACGCTGTGTAATTGAAGCGTTATAAACACTAGCCATGCCTCCTTCGATTTGGTCTTGTCTGATTTCTTCCTTACACGCATGACAGATAGTCATATATTCGTTGTATCGATTATCTTCATTATCGAAATATTGCTTAATACAACCTACTTCTTTTCGTGCGTAATTCTTGAATCCCTCGAATGTTAACGGTCTTTCTCTTTCACGATAAACCATATCTCCATCTTTACCTACATAATCTTGAACTAAAAATGGATTGCTTTTTGTCGCATATCTATACGCCTCAAATAGCTCCCACATCTTCTCAGGTGATTCTATGTATTTATGCTTCGCCATCTTTATTATCCTCCTCCACTTTCTTTGGTTTAGTATAACTCACTAAGTTCTTATGACCATCGTTATAAAGTTTCTCTAGTTTTTCTTGAGTATAGAAATAACCTCCGATAATCGTTTCTTGGAATCCACCACGCTTTCTGATGATGGTATTCTCTCCTGGTTTAATTTTCAGCTTGTACATCTTTCTCTTTTGCTAGTTCTTCTAAAAATTCCTTTGCTGATATTGCTTTGATATGTGGGAATAATTTTCTTAATTCACTCAATTTTAACTTTGTCAAATCAACATTTTTTGGATCAACTTTTTTAACTGCTTTCAGTTTTTTAATCAATTTCTGCTTGCCTTTCATATTCTTTCAATTTACGTTTAAAATCCTTAATTATTGTATAAGCTCCATGATGACTTATGTTTAAATGCTTAACCAATCCTCGAACAGTTGTTATCTTCTTGACTAGATAAATATCCAAGAATCTAAGTTCATGCGGCTCTGCATTCAAACGATACATCTCAATGGCGTATAACCTATTTTGGTAATGGTTATCTACAACTTCATCATCCTCCATATATATGTTATCATTTAGCAATTCGTTTGCGAGAATCTTATTATTTATATTAAATTCTGAATTATTCCACTTGTAAGTGTTAGACGATACCATACGAATAAAGCCGCCTAAACTCCTTTCATTTGGAATCTTAGCGGCTCTGTTTATGCACGTTAAATATATTTCGGTTGTGATGTCTGACACATTTATAGTTGCACATTTAGAAGAGTTGACTTTAACTACGGATTGGATTTCATTCCAGTTCGTTTGAAAATATAGGTCAATCTCTTCTTTATTCACGCAACTAATGTAAGTAAAAAATTCATAACATCAGTCCAATAATTTAAAAGATTTGAATTTGCTTCTGTTGGATCTAACTCTACATTCTCATGGACTACCGCTAAAATCTTCTTACACTTAATCATGGCTTCAACTAATCCATGATCGTTAACCATTTCTTGCGCTCTAAGTTCTGCTGTCATAACTCTCTAAGATTATCCTCACACGCTTGCTGGTAAGTATCGAATGCGTCTTGTTGCATCTCTGACCAATCAATATACTCGTACATCGTCTTGGCTAACAACTCTAGGTTAACTAGGTCCGCATCCTCCTCATGAACGAACTCAATTGAATGAATCTTAATATAATCAGGTCGCAGCGTAAAGTCGCAGTAGCTTACTTCGATATCATCCTCTAATCTTATCTCAAAGCTAGTTTGTGTTCCGTTAAATCCGAAAAGTCTCATAATACTAAGTTATTGTAATTAGTAAATCCTCTGATTTGCTCTCTGAGATAATCAGCCATGTCTAACTCATCGGTTGTAGCCTCTCGACCTTGGTACATTCCATGCTTAGTAGTTGACCTTAATAATTGGTCAAGCTGCATTACTGTGTGTTTCCAATCAAACGCTTCTAGTGCTAACTTAGCATCTTCTTGATCATCGTATTCAATTGTTATTTTCATAGTTCTTCGTTTGTTAGTGCAAAGTATAGGTTTTGTAATTGGTGAACGTGTTTAATGTCTATATTCAAAGTGTATTCTTCATCAGATAAATAATCTCCAATAAACCCAACTTTAAAAGGCATTGATATAGTAAGCGTTTCACAGTGATTTTCACTACCAACTATAATACTTTTACTATATATTATTTCTTCAAAATCATGTGTATATCTTTCTATTTCTTTAAACCCAAACTTCAACAACCATTCTTCTGTTAGGGGGATTGGTTTAATATAATCAAAGTTCCATCCCATTTCAAAATCAAATTTTAATAATTCATCTTCAAAATATACATAACTTCCTATTCTCAATTCACTTGCTTTCATCTGTTATATCCTTTAGTTGATTGTAAATAGATTCCGAATGCTTACCCCAGTACATCTCACAAGTCTTGCCATCGAATGGTGGCGTTAAGAAGTAGCTTTGTCTCTCACTTGCCTGAGCTGTGAATCGGTAACAGCTTTCTTTAATCGGGCAGCCCTCCCCTTTGCATTTTGTTATGTCAGCCATAAGTCCAGTTTTTATTGTAATAAACAAGCCAAATATATGTATATTATTCTATAAGTTAATCAGTTATGTGATGAGTGGTTAAAATTAATGATTGGTGGTGAGGTGATTTTTAAACTCTTCCAATGATCTAATTACCCAATACTTCCTACCTAACGATTCTACATGTTCCTGGAACTCCTTTTGTTTTGGTGACTGAACTCCTTTAGCATCTTTAAACTCGCAGTAAATAATATCTTTACCGGTATCGATTATCGTATCTGATACACCTGACATTAATCCGATTGCTTTTTTTCTTGACTGTTCAATCATATTCTTACCTTCATTTGGAACGCTAAACATTAAAAGTCTTGGAATGTGATGTTTCAATCCAAATTTGTTCCGAAAGTACATAACGCATTCTTGTTGTATTGCTGATTCAGTTAACATATATTTCTAAATTTAATTTGATTAATAGCCCATTTATAATGATACTTCATTAGTTTACCGTATTCAATATAATCTTCTTTACTTTTTAAGTAATAGTATATCCAACTTTTAGCATATCCTTTCGATTGTTGTATTAATATCAATTCTTTTATGCTTGACTTATCAGCAAGTTTTTTAATATCACTTCCACTCATTAGGACTAATTCAGCCATTACTTGTTCTTCTTTTTCCTTTTCAGATTTCTCAAACTGATGGCCACACTCCGGACATTCCATTATAGAAGCATAAAGAAGATAGGCACATTTAGGACATTCTTTTATAGGTGCTTCACCTTGCTTTTTTTCTTTCTTTTTTAAGGTCCATAGTCTAGGTTCTTCCCAATAGTTATGACGCTTTATGTTATTACCAAAGTCAAGAATAGTAAATCCGTTTTTACCATCTGATATTCTTGAACCACGCCCGGCCATTTGTAAAAATAATGGCAGTGACTTCGTGGCCCTATAAAGTATTACTACTTCAATATTTGGAACATCAAACCCTGTTGTAAGTATTCCATAATTTGAAATTATAGCACCATCCGTTTTAGTAAACCATTCAATAATAGATTTTCTTTCCAGGTCACTCATGTAACAATCAACATGCTTAACTTGTAATCCTTTATCGGACCAATCATTAACTAATTCTCGACTGCTATCTACATTTGGAGCAAACACAATAGCTTTTTTACCGTTACATATTCGATTGTAATTTTCATAAACACCATGAAATAATTTTATTTCACTAAATTTGTCGGCCATAGATTTCTCATCATAATCACCGCCTTTAGTTTTTATTCCGGATAGGTCCACTTTGACACCATAAGATGTACAATGTGATAACTTACCTTTCAATATTAAATCAGGTGTATCAATCACTTGAATAATATCATCATAGAATTTCTCAAGTGATTCTTGTTTGCCCTCTCTATGTGGTGTAGCTGTTGCTCCTATAACAAAAGTCTTATCCGAAACAAATCTAAACAATGGATCAAATATAGCTTTATGGGCCTCATCAATAATAATCAAATCAATTGAATGTAGTAGGTCCTGGTATTCCGGTTTACTGATTCTACGCATAAATGTTTGAACCATTGCAACATAAAGATTCTTGCTAAAATCTACTTTTGTGTTTGGTTTTATTTCTGAAGGGTGTAGGTCCATTCTGATTAAAGAGCCACTTGACTGTGAAAATAATTCCTTTCTATCTGTTAATATTAAGATTCGTTTACCTCGTTCAATCGTTTGCTTAGTTATAAAACTAAACATTACAGTTTTACCGCTACCAGTAGCCGAACATAATACAACTCTTTTCTTACCCTCTATAAATGAATTACGAATACTGTTTACATATTCATTCTGATAATCGTATAACTCTATCATATGTGAAAAGGATTGACAGTTTCTACAAGTTCAGATTTTCTTTCTACAAAATATTTACTTTGTCTTTCTTTAAATCTAGGTGCGCCAAATGTTACACGAAGCTCACTGCCTAGTTTTTTCATTGACATTATACGTTGCTTAGAATGACTTTCTATTAAATCCTTTATTTCCGTAGCTGTTAACCACTCACCTCTAGTATTTGGAAACGAAAAGAATTTTAAAATCAATTCACGTTCAAAAGGTATGCTTTCAAATTGTCGGCCAACTTCATTTAATATTTCTAATTCAGTTGGTTCAAGTTGATATATTTCACCATTAGAGTAGGCCCTATGTAATTCCATAAACAACTCATCCTTATCAATAGAATTATACAAGTCATGGTGAATAGTCTTAACTTCAACCGGTAAAATTCTTGTATTACCGGTGCTATCATTAATCAACTGATGGTCATTCGATGTTCCACATAGTAGAGCCAATCTTTTATAATCTTCATTATATCTACCGTAAGCGGCCCGAAGCGAAAAGTAGTTTTTAGATGTCAATTCCTTAAATTTCTTTTCGTCATTCTTTGACTTACCTCCCATCTCATCATCCATGACAATTAACTTTTCACACATCAAAAGTTCATCATCTTTACCACGATCTAAATTTGATTCAGCGTAATAAGGTTGTAAAGCACTTGGAAGTAATCTTCTAAACCATTCCGTTTTACCCGTATTTTGACCACCAGTTAAAGCAAGAACGGACCTAATAGGATAACCATACATACATGCAATTAAACTAAGCATCCACTTTCTAATAAAACGGTCCTTAATAGATGTTTCACTTTCAATGGTTCTACATAGCTTTTCTATGTTACCGCTTGACGTTCTAAATTTATTAGATTCAATATATTCAAAAAATGGATTGTACTCAGGAATGGCAACTGACTGAATGATTCTATTTACAATGTCAAAAGTTATGGCCTTATCGTCAAATATCATCCGACAATCTAAGAATACAGTATTAAATTCTTTATCGTACATTGGAACTCCATCCCATTCATATTTACGAGTAATGATGTTCTTTCTAATTTTATACTTCTTTAGTATGTAATTAGAAACATTAATAATCATATTTTCTGCACCGCCCTCATTCCTAATATCCAAATCTCTACGGCCATAAACCTCGTCAACTATCTCTAAGGCCTGTTCAACATCAATGTTCTTTTCTTTAGCTAGTTCTTTTACAATCTCTATTTTAGGTGTATTCATTCGCTTAGCTAGTTTCACATTGGAAATAGCTTTGTCTGCTGCATAACTTGATAAGTCTGCACCGCCTTGTTTAAGAAAATAATAGAATGTTCCTACTGTTATGCCTGAACCTGAGCGTTTCAATGCAATATCAAATTGCTTTTTAGCTGATTCAAAATTAAACTTTTCAGAAAACGAACATATCTTGTAGAAATATTCTCGGCCACCTTCACCAAATCCACTCGCAATAGCAAATGATAGGGCTAAATAATCACCATATTCATCAACTACTGACTTATTCACCTGGTTAACCAAGTCACCAACATCACTTTTAGGAACTAAAATAGATAAGTTCGGAGCTTGTTTCTTCTTTTCAAGTTTAGATTTTGACTTCTTGGCCTTCTTATTTAGAAATAAATCAGGATCATAAGATACAAAACGGGCCGATGCAACATTTTTAGGTGCTTCATCAACTACTATTCCGTAAGTTTTAAAGTAATGTTCAGATAAAAAGTTATAAGATTCCTTATGTTTTAATGAATCGACCTTACAAATCACAGCAAACCCAGTTCCACTTACAGAAAGCAATGAAGCATAAGTAAACTCATCTTCATTGATTTTTGATCTATCTGTATAATCATCAACATCAATACAAATAAACCCGGAATGATTTTCTAAATTGTCTTGACTTCTTCTTGAGAAAGTACCTCCAATTGTAACAGCCGGTAAAGTTTCTTTAATTACCTTTCTTCGGTCTTTACTTTCTTCGGACCTAACAAGCTCTACTTGTTCTTTCCAATAACCGTTTTTAACCCGGTCTAAAAATTCATCTACTGACGTTCTGTCAATGTCTTTGTCGACGATTTTAACGCCCCTCCAATAACTAATCATAATTTTAATACGTTTTTTACTCACGTTGTAAAATAAAAGAAGTGTAGCTGGAACGTGAACCACTTACGTCAAGCCGCTAAGCTCAAACTACACAATGCGAATATAGTAAAAAAATCAATGCAAAGGATAGCAAAGGATAAATAAAGATAAACTTTTTTTAAAAGTCGCTCTATCATTGAGTTTGCAAAGGATACTAAGGATATAAAGATAAAATCTAATAATACATAAGAATGATAAAATATTATTTTAGAAAATAAAAAAATAAAATATTTCTATTTAAACTTTGAAGTTTTTATTTTTACCTTTGCTATTGTTGAAAATCAAGCAGTTAAGTTTATTTCTACCTTTGCAAAAAACAAAAAAGCACCCGTTAAGGTGCTTCTAAGTTGAATGTTTTTATTAAAAATTTTACATTTTCATTTCAAAAATCAATTTTTGTTTCTGTTGTACTTAAAATTTTCCAACCTTGAATGGTGTTAAAATATTTTTTTTCACCTTGTGGATTAGTCCAGGACCGGCCACGTAAATTATATTCAACATCAACTTCCATTCCTAAATGAATATTGTTTAACAAATCACATTTATCCTGGTTAAACTCAATCAGAATATGTTGTGGATATTGGTCCGATGTTACAACTACTAATTCTCGCTTTGAGAATTTATCTGATACTTGGACAGTTGGCCCAACAAAATCTACTTTACCTTTAATCATATCTCCGTTAATTTAAAAACTTAATAATTCAACTCCTTTATTCATTTGTTTATTTAACTCATGCGCTTCGTTTAACGCAATCTCACTCCATTCCTGTACTGACTTCATTACTGGCTTTGCATTTGTCCCTAAGTTAATCAAACTTTCTCTATTAATCGACCAAACTTTCAAAGGTTTTAGAGCCTCAGGTCTATATGATCCAAAGTACAAAGTTGATAGTTTAGGATTGACAGTGAAATAGTGTACACATTGATGTACATAATCTAGTGGAATATCCGCACTAAGACAGTTTTCAACGTGCTTCTTTGCGCTAGGACACTTAACCTCGAAACATATCGTTTCATCTTCACTAATTGCGTCAGGTGATATGCCTAAGATAGGACACTCAACAGATTGTAACCAGCCAACTGATTGAACGTTAACACCGGTATACTGCATCATTTCAAATATTGCCTCAGGTTCAAGCTCGTTACCTCGCTCCATTGCAGCGGATTGGTACGATTCTTCGTGTACATATTGCTCAGTGTATTCAGCTAGCATCTCAAGGTAAAGTGTATCACCTTTAGTGAACAATCCTTTTGATCGTGTACCGCCAACTTTAGCCCATCGAACAGCCATCCATTCAGGAGTGCCTTGTATAATATCTTTTCTTGTAATCATCTTAATTTAATTTAATTTTCATTTCATCCTTTTTAGCTACTACAACACTCAAACCTTGCTCGGCTTTAGATAAGCTCATGTAACGCTCTTTTAAATCATCGAGTGATGTTGCTCCATTTAATACATTTAAAGCTGCTGTAGCGTCTATTTGTGGTGCTACGTTTAAAGCCTTTCTAATTCTAACACCACCTACTATTTGACCTTTCATCTTAACTGTTGCATCAATGTAAAGTTCAACTTGCACTGGCATTTTCCAAGTGTTTAGATTTGCACCACCGTTGCACAATCTTCTGATCGTTGCGGCATTGGTTGCGTTAAGTACTAAAGGCTTGATTGATTCAGCAAAGTAAGCTATGTTAAAATTACCTTTGCTCCCAGCGACAACTGCGCCCTGTTCGTGCCAAACCTCGTTGACAGTTACGATTAGAGATTGACCATTCTCCAACATTTCCTCTAGATCAATTACTCCGAGGTGGTCTGATTTGTAAGCTATTCGATAGCTAACGTCTTTTGTTTTCATATTGTTTTGTTTTTTGTAAAGTTACACAATTAGTTTACTTGTTTACCGTAATTGTGATGAACGGTTGTTATTGGTGATGAGTGGTAATCCATTGTCTAAACGCTTGTTGTAACTCTATCTGTTGATCCATTGCATCTAAGCCAGCACCTACCATTAGGAACGAATCGAATGAACGTATCTCGGTTACTAGTCTATTCCGTTTCATCTTAGCTAAATGTTGCATCGGTACATCTTCTAAGAAGTCAGCAAGTACTGGAAGAAGTTGAGCTGCTAGGAGTTTCTGTTCGTTGGTCATATCATCGCAGCCTCCCACCCTTGTAAATCTTTAACTGAGTAACTTGGTATTATCATCTCATCTTCATTAGAGTAGATAGCTTCTTTAGTTTGACCGAAGTAAACCGATCCACCTAATGGTTTATCAAACTTCATCTGAAGTGTAATAGCTTTACCCATCGTCACCTTGTATTTATCCATTATCTGAGTAACCGTTAAACCTGTAACGTCTATTCGCTTATCCTTAAAGAAGTTGGTAACTACTAGTCGAATAGTTGAATTGCTTACATTGAATTTATCCGACATCCGTTTAAGTGTTTGAAGGTGGAATTGAACTGATATTTGTAATTTCTCAGCGTCTGTTAATTGTTTAAATGTTTTTCTCATCTTCCAAATCTTTAACATCAAACTCAATATACATCTTCCCATCTAGTGTGTAATAGTCAACCGATCCGTTATCAAAACTAACTACAACTGGATAATCTTCGCTCATATCTTTTATCCTTGCAACTGTACCCAAGCACTGGTAATGCTTTGAATACACTCTTTGTCCTATTGTCATAACGAAGGTGGATTTAAGAATTTATCAAACTTATCAAACTCTGCTATATCACTAAACGATTGTCGCTCCATTATTTGATTATCAACTAACCGCATTACTTCAATAGTTTGAGTTTCAGGACACCAGTTAGCAGTAATATTTCCCTTTGTAAGTTTAGCTAATATTTTCTCACAGATAAACCATTCATAACCGTATGTATCGAGCCAAACCTGATCGTTACCTAAATCAAATCTTTTAAACCCTCGGTCTATTGTATCTTTATATTTTATCATCTTATTTATTATTATAGGTTTCATTATAATACTGTTCAGCTCTTCCCATGTTGGGATCTAAATTTGTTCCCATGCTATCATAGACTGCTTTCATTATCTGCTGCTTTTCTAATTCTTTGGCTTTTGTTAAAGCTACAAGTCTTTGCATGTGAAACATATTGTTACTTATTTCTCCATCTTGAAACTGATTAAACAACTCTTTTATTTCTTGATTGTACAATTCTACTGCTGTTTTCATATTATTACCTGATTTATTTATTATTTTCTTAAGGCAATTACCTTAAGATTGGATTGCTTTTATTTCTCGTTTAACATCTTGCCAATATTCATAAGTTGACCTAGTTGCTGCATAAGTCACGTCAATCATTTCCTCCACCACTATCAACGCACATATCTTAGCGTTCTCGATTTGTCCTTGTGAAGAGTAAGCCTCTACGTATTCAACGTAGCGATCTACTAACTCATTTGCTTTTTGTTTTGCTGTCATTTTCCTTCGTTTAATTTGATTCGTCTAATCTCATTCATAAGCTCCACATTGTAAGTTGTGAAGTGTTGCTTTCTGTTTGCATCATTCACACCCATTGGAGGCGTGTATGTGTTTTCTAGTTTAGTCGGCTTAGTATCTTTGTTTAGCCATTTTTTTAGATTCATATCTTTTGTTTTTAAAGGTTAAAATTATAGGGGAATTTCACCCCTTTATTTTTTTATTTGTTAGTTAATTCAAATTCTTTATTTTCAACTTCTTCAATTAAAACATTTACCAACATTTCTTCACTATACTTTTTTAAAAATGGTAGCGTTTTTGGTAAAAACTTGCAAAATTCTTCAAATGTTTTTACATCACTTAATTCGATTGATAAATCTAAGTACATGTTTCTTAATTCGTTTCTGTTAATTGTTTTCATATCTTTTGTTTTTTGTTTCAACAAATATATGTCTACTGTTTTGATTAAAAACAATAATTGTGATGAACGGTAAAATATAATGATGAGTGGTAAATGTATAATACTCTTTACAAAACTATACGTTTTTGCATATACTATTTAGCATTATGGCGTTTTTATACGTGATTGCATATAAAAAACCCCCACCGATATGGCGAGGGCTTAACCTAACTTGAAAAACAAAAACTCTATGAATGGCCAAAAGTACTATTTATTCTCCAATCTCAAAGTGCATCCAATCGTAATTCTTTTCTCTACCTAAAGAAATAAAGCCATGCTTGTAAAATATATCAATCATTGGTTTATATTCAGGTCTAGCAAATCTAGCTGTCTTACTAGTTTCTTTTAATAGATTTCTTTGCGGATCAAGATCAATGGCACACCCCCAAGAATGTCTACTTAATTGCGTACCACCTCGCATAAGTCGATAATTGAAACAGCCACCGTATTTGTTTATACCAAGTCGATTAATTTCTTCTAATCCGTAGTGCGCTAATATATCCTCAAATACTGCTAGGAATTTATCCGCTACTAGCTTATGACATCGCATCTTTGAAACTGGTTTACCATCGTAAATAAATGGATAAGGTAAAATAATAGTTTTTAAATAAGTTCCCTCAGGATTTGGTGCGCCATACTTGGCAATCATTTCTTTAGTTGTCAACATCTTATTTACATTTAGTTGTTTAGTGTAAACAAATTAATTGTGCAATATAACACACTTTTCATAGTTATTTCTGCTTAAAGCCTATTATAATACACTATCTTCTATACTTAATTACTGATATTACAAGCCCAATAAACATACATACTATAAGAATTCGCCAAGGGAAAGACTGTTTACTTACTTGTTTAGTTTCTTGCCTTGTAACGTATCTAATTGTTTCAAACGAATCTTTCTTTGTCTTGTATATCAAACGCTCTTGTAAACGTGTCTTAGGCACATAAACAGTATTAAACTGAATAATTGTATCAAACTCAGTTACAACCTTTACCCATTCGTTGTTGATGTAAACCGAATCAATCTTAGTAAGTCTGATCGTGTCGCTTTGAGTTTCTACCTTAAGTCCTTTCTTGACTGCTTTATTATAGTGATGTTGCGCTGAGCAACTAGTCATAAATATAAGCCAAAGGATTGAGATTAAACAAGCCCAAATGAAGGCTAGTAAATGGTTAAAGTTTATTTTCATAATGGAAATTTTCGTGAATCAATTATTTTATTTGCTGTTCTTACACCATCTGACTGAGTAATGCATACGTCAATCGTTAGTATTCTTCCACCCATTGGTTTAGGTGGTGCGCCTCTTTCAATGTGCCAACCTTTTGAGCCATCTTCGTATTCTTCTTTGTAAGCTCCAGTGATCATTAAATGTAAGTCTTTGTGTTCAATCTTTACACCTGTTTTTGCATGATTTTTTATTGTTTCCCTTACATCGTTACGTGATGAATTTTCGTGAATGTGTCCCATTGTAAACACGTCAAAATCTTCGTACATTTCAAGTGAACGTGTTAAGTTGATTGCTCCCTTTGTAACTACACCCCCACCCCCTGAGCCATGGAAGTACTTTACCTTTGTCACCGCCTCGCTTGTTGTACCGTTATATTTTTGTTTAATTAAAAACCACCCACCATAACCGCCCGTTTGAACGCTTGTGTTATTTGTGTAGTTAAGCAGATCAACAAACCTTTGAAGGATGTCAGTTTCTTGCCATTTTATTATAGCTGTCTCATGATTACCATAACCGATAACAGTTAATAGATGTGCGTAAGGTGACCACCATTTAACAGCTGTTTCAACAACTGAATCTAGATACTTTGAGTTGTTGTGTTCTGGTCTTATATCAGACTTGCTGCTACGCTTATCACCTCTTCCTTGCATTAAACAAAACATATCACCGTTAATCATGATAGGCATATTTTCTTTAACGCAATAATCTAGGTGTCGCTTTAAATAGTCCCAATCACATTTAGGATTGTCCCAGTGTATATCAGAAAGCATTGCTACTTGTACGTGCTTACCCTCTAGGCATAGCTCATGGATGTTCTTTGTGTGCTTGGTTACTTT